ATTAACACTGTTATACACAGTGCCGCTTGTAACATAATTTGGGCTGTTTGCCGCAGGCACGGTATCAAACGGCATTTTGATAAGTTTGTCATTTAATGCCCTATTCAGATATGTTTTATCGTAAGCGTCTGTAATTCCGTAACCGGCAAGAGTATTCGCCTTATCAGCTTTAAGATTAATCTTCATTGTCACTGTTTCGTCAATGTCTGTTATTTCATCTTCAAGCTCGGTTTTATCTGCCTTTGCAGATAAGGCTGTGTTAATCGCAATTATTCTCTCGCTTAGCGTGTGGATGTTGCCATCCGCAAGCGCTATGTCCACACTGTTGTTGTAGATACCGTCATCCATATGATTTAAGTTTGTTGCGTTCAGCGCCGGAACAGCTCCGTCAACCCAATTAATTTTGCTGTAACTCATTTATCTCATCCTTTCCTAAATATTCTGTACCATTCGCCGTAATACCAACTCTCATTCCGTTAGTACCTTTAAGTGTGCGCTCAAAAACAAAGCTATCAACCGTTTCCGTGTCCGTAAAGCCTGTTTTTATGCTCACCTTGTCGCCACATTCGAGCCACCACCTGCCGTAAACATCAGCTTTAAAAGGCCTGTAAGCATACAAATTGTAAAAGATGTAGTTGTTACCTTTATTATCGTTAAAACTTGTAACAATACCTGCAATGTCTGTACAGCAAGCAGTAATTATGTTGTCCGATATATACCAACTTTGTTTTTCTTCTTCTGTATGACCGTACGAAAAATAGCTGTCCTTGTTGTACTTAAACTTAATAAGATTAATACTGCGTGTTGTGTATTCCTCAAAGTCGAGGTTGCTGTAGTTGTCAACGACCTCGGTTTTAGGATTTAGAATTTGAATAAACTTTATCTTGCCCTCTCCGCTCATAATTGCAAAACAAGCATTAAGTTCGCAGTACGCGCTCAACAAGTCCGCTATTGTGGTTCTGTCATTGAGAACCGATTTTACAAGATCCAATTTCAGTGACAGATTATTGCTGTCATTAAAGCCTGTAAATTCGTTTTCGTAATCATAATCCTTTAAAAAGCTGCCGCAGAGATATACTCTCAAATCATATAAACTTATTTTTGGCGAATAAATCGCAAGGCTTGTAAAGTAGTTGTAAGCGTATTTTTGCGAAGCGAGGTATAAATCGTCATATGCGATAATTTCCTTTACCGCCCTATTTTTCTGTCTTGATGAGCTGTTGACAGTACCGCAGAATAGCGACACCTCAATAACTCCAGACTGATAACCGCAATATAAATCTGCACGCGGCAATACTGTATCCGAGGGAAATAAAAGCCCCTTGCTGTATGACTGTTTCATTATAACTTTAATGCGTTTGCCGTTGAGCTCTGTGTCAACATTTATCACTCTTACAGTAAGCTGACCCGCAATACAGCCGCCGAGTTTAAACTCCTTGCCGTCACTGATTGCCTGCGTAAGTTCAAGACTTTCAGATACAATATTCTCGCCCGTGATGTTGGGAATATCGTCGTCAGGAAAGCTGATAATTATTTCCCTTTGCAAGCTGTCGTTCAACAGTTGCTTTTTGACCTCATCTGTTAAATTTATCATACCGCACCCCCTTAATACTCAATAAGTTCAATGCTTATCGGGTTGTAGCGGATGTCTGTCTTGCTTGCGTCCATAACCGAAAACTCAATATCGGGAATATAGAAATATCCGCTGTCATATGAGTTTGTTTCATCGTTCCAGTAGGTAACATAACATTTGCGTTGTACTGTGTTCACGATTCCAGAATTAATAATATTCTGCATATTGATTTTCTCGTTCAAGTGCAGAATGTGGGTAGAAAAAGTAATGCTTGTCTTACCTGTCGGCAGTGTTGAACGCTGTAAACTGCCGTTATCGTCACGCTCGGCATCATTGTCCATACGCTGATCAGGTGTTGACGAATATTCAGCGAAATAGTTATTAGGAAATTCGGTATTTCCGAATTTTAGTAAATAACCTTTATAATTTGACATACTGCACCTCCTTTACGCAAATGCCGATTTGCCGTTATGGCGGTTTTTATAAAGTTCGTTTTGCTTTACGATTTCGTTAAAAATATCATTGCCGTTAATTTCAGCGACAAACTGATAGTAGTTACCGCCATTGTTTCTGAATATTACGAACATCTCATACAGCTTTTTAAGATACGACAGAATTTCGCCGAGAATTACCGTATCCTCGCCGTTAGAAGTATTAATCATACCTTGTAGCTTGCTAAGCGGCGCAATAACTTCCGGATTGCCCGAATTAGCTCCTGCGTTATCTCCGACTACCGCAAGTGTCGGTGCTTTGACAAGTCCGCCTTTGGCGAGCCTTGGCAAGGTAACCTTATTAAGCCGACCTGCGTGCCATTCCTGCCCAAACAACTTGCCTATCGAATTTGCAACCGTGTCCACACCCGACAACATTTTATTGATTGCAGAAATAAAGCCGTTTATAAAGTTTTCAAGTCCTGTTAGTACATTGTTAAGAGGAGTTTTTAAAATGTTATAAATCGGAGTGAACACATTTGAAAAGATTGTTTTTATAGGTTCTAAAGCATTTCTTATATTATTTAACATCATGGTAATGACACTCTGTACCTTTATACTTGTATCAGATAAACCATTGACAAGACCTAAAACTGTATATTGTCCACGCTTATACATTTCTCTTGAAGGTGAATGTATATCCATTGCACTGTCATATTCGCTTAATACAGTGTTAGCAAGTCCGTTGCTGTTTTTAACGAGAGCGTCTTTATAAGTTTGAGTACCTTTGACTAAACCGATTACTGTATTTTTACCACTATCTTCCGCCGCTACTTTAACATCACTTAGTGACTTCCAAATCTTTTCTCCATTTTCATCCGTTGCGGAAAGAATATCATTTTGTGAAATCATCTGCTGATTATATGCCATTAGCACCGCCGCTGCATCAGAATAGTCTCCGTTCAGGACTTTTTGAACATCTATCAAATCATCGTTAGTCATAGTAAGCTCATTAACTTTTGCGGTAGCCTCATTATACTGCTCTTTCAAATCGTCATAAGCATTACACATTTCCTTAATATCGTCATACATTTGACTCTCTTCTCTAAAGTTGATACCACCGTTGATAGTACCGTAACTTTGAAAGAAATCATTCATTGTGTAACCACGGCTGGAGAGTTTTTTCTCCAACTGCGCATAAGCAGAATCAATTTCATTCATTTTTGAACTCATTGTTTCTTTGACTTCTGATAAATTCTTATTAGCTGTAATCTTTTCAAGCGCATTTTCTTGCTGTAATGCTGACAGAGCCGCAGCATTTGCGGCTTTCTGATAATTATTAATGAGATTGTTAAGTTCCGAAGATACTTCGCCCAAATCGCCTTTAAGATTCACTGTATTATCATCACTTATTTCAACATATCTATCCCAAGTATCTTTAAATCCGTCAACATTGTCTTCAAAATAGGTAACAATAGTTTGTAATTGAGCCATTTCTGAGGGTGAAAGTTCTGCTTTATTAAGCAAAGTTTCGAGCTTTTCTTGATAGTCATCAATCAAAGTGTTTTCAGCGTATTTTTGGTCAAGAGTATTAAGAGTATTCTCAACCTTTTCGGTAATACCGTCACAGGTACCCTGCAAATCATCTGAAATACCCTGCAACTCATCACAAAATTTTTTTGCCTCGGAATTGCTCCACCTGCAATCGTTGTAAGCCTGTACGGCTAAAACAATACCCGTTATTGCGCTAGCTATAACAAGCAGAGGGTTAGCTGAAATCACAGAGCTAATATTTTTAACTGCTGATGTGACTTCACTTATACCGCTCGCAATAGCCTTACCTGTCTTGAATGTGATAACTGCCGTGGCAACAGCACCGATACCTCCAGCTACTGCTTTTAACACAGACGGACTTATTTTTTTTATAATATCTGAAATACCTTTAAGTGCTCCGGCAAATGCATTAAGCAAATCAGGTACAACCTTTTCAATAGTCCACTTTGCCAAAGGTAAAAGAATAGTTTTATAGGCTTGTTTTAGCTTATCGCCACAGGCTTCTGACAAATCACGAAAAGCTCCGCTAAGTGTTTCAGCCGCTTTTGCAACAGGGTCAAGGTTTAGATTTTCAAGCCACTCAAGCCTGATTTGCGACATATCATCAAGGAAACCTGTTATATCCTCTACTATACCGAGAATGTTCTCCCATATTTTCTTACCTGTATTGTTTTTATCCCAAGCCTCTTTTATCTTGTTTCTTAGCGTTTCTGTGAAATTATTGCAGTTGCGAATAATATCAAGTATATTACCCCATATTTTCTCGCCCTTGCCGTCATTCCACACTTCTCTGAATGTGTCACCAACAGTATTTACAAGTTCGACAAGACTGTTCCACTTGTCGATAAATGACTGTACAACGCTGTCGCCTAACCCTGCTTTATCCCACGCTTTTTTGAAAGCTCCCGCAATGTCGCCAATCGTGCTGAATGCAGTATCAAGCAAAGAATTGATGTTTTCAAGGAATTTTTTACCTGTACCGTTATTCCATACATTTCTCCACGATGTACCGATTGAAGATACTACACCTTTAATATTTGTTAGTGCAGTTTTAAAACTTTCAAGCGTTTTGCTTTGGGTTAAGCTGTTAGTTTTTTTGCTGACCGTTGAAGTAACACTGCCGTTGTTTACAGTAGTAGAACCGCTTTGCGTTGTATCTGTTGCTGTTGTGTCAGTTTTCGTAAGAATATTCAGTTTGTCAAAACCTGCTATACTGCGTTTGGCTTTTTCTGCACTGCTTGCTACATTATCAAGCGCAGTGGAACTGTTACTTGCCTCATCACTCAAACCTTGAGCAGCGTTAGCCGCAGTTGAAATATTACTTGCAGTATTACTGCCATCGAAATTAAAAAGGTCGGATAATGAATTAACCGCATTTTTTGCATATTCTGTAAGTTTTGTGATAGCTGATGACAACTTTTGCACAATGTTAGTTGCCACCTGAAGAATAGGCTTACCAATAACCGCAAGCAACTGATTCCAACTCTCTTTTAAGTTGCCTGTTACATTTTCCCAACCGTCTGATTCTCTGCTTGCCTGGCCCAATGCACCTGAGAGCTTGTTAGCGTCCTTTACCATTTCAAGCAAGGTAAGCTGTTTTTGTGATTCTGACAGTTCGACAAAAGATTTGCCATACAGCTTATTAGCCGCTGCGTTTCTTGTAGTTTCTGTACAAGACAGACCAAGGGCTGCATCGTTTTCAAAGTTGCCTTTGAGAAAAGATTTAAGGCTTTCTGCGGTGTCCTCGAGTGAACGGTCATAATATGCCGCACTGTCGGCTGTTACCTGTAAAGCCTCTTGCATCATATTCAATGCATTGGCACTGTCCATACCTGTGGTTTTTGCAAAAGCATAAATACTCGTTCCCACACCCTGCAAGCGTGTTTTCAAAATACCGCTGTTTTTAGATACCGTAGCAATAGCACTTTCAGCTTGTGACTGCATTGAGCCAAATGTCTGCTCAAACTGCGAATTTGCGGCATTAACCTCTGCCGCCGATTCAATGCACTGCTGGCCGAATTTCTTAACAGCGGCAACCGAAAAAGCAGCCACAACCGCTGTACCGAGTTTTTTTAACTTAGCAGACATCTTATTGCTTACGCTGTTTGCCTGCTCCTGCACTGCATTAAGCGATTTAGAAAAGCCTTGCCTGTTCAGTACAAGATTTAAGCCGATTTCGCCAACTGTAGCACTCATTTCTCACACTCCTTTCGATATAAAATAAAGGGCGTAACGAAATGTGACACCCTTGTGGTATAAAAACAGCGCACACCCGAAGATGTACGCTGTATAATTTGATAAAATTTTAGCCACCCCGTTTTGAGTGGCTTTTACATTGTTTTTAAATCAATTATGGTCGCCAATGACAATTAGGACATTCTGCTATATTGCTATAAGAATTAACGCAATGGCATTGTGGACACTCCCATTTATCATTACTAACAGGTTTTTGCTGTTTGTTACTGTTATGCGGTAAATGGCAGTTAGAACATTCCGTTGCCTCTGCTTTATTCATGCAATGACATTTAGGGCATTCCCAATCTGTTGTTTTGGTAATCACTGAATTTTTACCCGCACCTAATTCTTCGAGGTATGCAAGTATTTTTGCGATGCCCCCAAATATTAGACATAAAAATACAGTTGATACCCAGCATACAAGCATTAAGGTAACATTAAAGCTACGAGTTACCGTATCGGTAAGAATGTTTGTATGTACGCTTTGGAACATTGCACCTAAAATTACTCCTCCGACTATACCAAGTACCAGTAACGCAACTGTTAAACCTTTGTAAAATTTGCTGTTCATAAAATCTCTCCTTTTATAATAAAATGTTACTTTATTTCACATTTTCTTTATATTACCAAAAATATACACAAAAGTCAAGAATTTTATAAAAATAAACAAAATTGTATGCAACATTTACATATTTGCAAATATCATTTCAAAGTCGTGCAAGGCGGTATTGATGTTCTCTTGTGTGCGCTGTTTTGCTGTGCGTGAACGCCACTTGTTGCGTATTTTATGTTGAGATGATGTAAAGTTCTTCAAAACATTTTCATCGTTCTCAAGGCGAATTTGAGCCGTTCTCGCAAGAGGCGTGTCAGCTCCCAAGCCACACAGCAGGGAGCTGAACTCCGCCCAAGTCATCTTTTTAAAATCTTCGGAGTAAATGCTCACCCCGTACTCTGACTTAAAACTCGATACGATTAAATCGAAATCATCTATTAAGTCGTAGCCGGGGTCTGAGTTTCCCCCTCGCTGTCCTCGTCAGCAATAAGCTCCGTTGCTGTTCTGATGAGCGTTGAGAGGTCGGCAAACGAGAGATGAAGTTTTGCAATCTTTTCTCTGTTCTCCTCATCAAAAAGAAGTTCAAGAGCCGATAAGATGTCCGATGTTTTTACGCCGTCCTCGCTGTCAAAAAGCGCAACCGTCTTAATGAAAGAAATTGCGTCATTGTTGACCTCAATTTCAGTGCCCTTAATTACGAGCTTAGGTCTTTCATCAAAATTAAGCTTGTTTGTAATATCAATGATTTTTGACATTCTTTATACCTCCTTAGGCTGCTGGTGTGTATTCGGGCTTGCCGTTTGACATAACCTCAAATTCAAGAGGTGCAACACCTGTGCTTGCTCCTGCGCCGTTTGCTGTTACAGAGATAACCGCATTCTTGAAGAGTACGCTTGCACCGTTCGGGAAAGTCCACTTAAACGGAAGCTGTGCGGCTGTACCGTTCTTAAACGCAAGCTCTGCGATTTCATCGTTGCCTGCGTCACCGATTGTACGCTTGCCCTTTACAGAGATTGTAACGCTCTTGGCTGTCATAAGTCTTGACTTCCAACCCTCGTTCTCAAACGCTGTCCATTCCTCAACGCCGTTGTCAAATGCAACCGAAAACTCCTCGCAATTTGCGATTGCTGTTGTGGCGGTGTCTGTACCTGCCTTACCTACCGCAAACTGATTTTCATAACATGGATAAACTCCACTTGATACTGCCATAATTATTTACATCCTTTCGTAATAAAATTTAACTTCAATGACTTGCTCATAAACGCCCTTGTCGTCTGTGCCTACATCGACAGGCTCGGGCGTGAGCAGTTCAATAATATAAATTGTGTGTTTGTTGATTTCAACATCTTTTACACTGTAAAGCGTTTCAAATAAATTGTGTGCCTGTCGCTCTGTTTCATTTGCGTTGTTGTTCCAATGCAAGAGTAAAGACACGCTGATTGTGTTGTATGTACTCTCGTCACCAATCGCCCTTACAGGCGCACCCGACTGCTTGAGAGAGTACACACCGAGGGACTTATCTTGTTTGTTATCGAGTTTACCGATGTAGTAATGCTCTGCTTTAAAGACAGTCTTTAAAAAGTCCCTTATGTCAGATAAATAAATCAAAGTCCTGCCTCCTGTTTGTAAAATCGTGCAAATGCCTTTTGACAAAAGTTTTGTCGTGTACCGCCCTTGAGCCAAGGAATGAGCCACTTGCCGCCGGCGGCAATGTTTTCATCTCTGCTGAAATTATATTCAGGGTGAAAATACAACCGTCTGGCATACGGCGTACTTGATACGATTTTTGTTTCCCCATTCGCAAGGTTTGAGTAGTCGGCAAATGTGCTTTCGTTCTGCAAATTACCTGTATCAAACGGCATTACTTGCGTGTTTTTAATCTGCGTAAGCAATGCGTCTGTGGTATTGCGCAATGCCGTCTGCTGTGCTTTATCAAGCTGCTTTAATAAAGGCAAATTCAGCTTGATTTTTGATGTTACAGAAAAGCTCACTAAATCACATCCAATTCCGTAAAATTCACTGTGCCGTCAGGGTTGCGGTGTTTAATGCCTTGTACGATGTTACGCTTTACTCCGTCAAGCACTACAAAGCCTGCGCTCAAAGTCGGGATGTCGGGAGCAATGTCACCGTCAAAAAGCAGCACTGCAGACACTTGCACGATTTTCTGTTCTTTTGTGTATATGGTCTTTGCCTTTGACTGCATATTGCAATGAGCATTACCCGCAAACAAATTAGTGTTCGGCAATAAGGTGTCTGACGGGTATATTTCTCCGCAGCGGAAAGCAACAACAGGAGAGCCGTCCTCGGTTATTCCCTCACCGTAGATTGTGACCTCGACAGGAGTTTTACAGAACTGCTTTTTTACAAGTGACGGAAATTTCAAAACATATCACCTCATATTGCAGGATAACAAAGCCCTGTTGATTTAAGCAGAGAGTAGAGGTCCGCAGGAATTGCCACGCCGCTTATGCACATCAAATTCCAACTTGCGCCAAACTCAATACCCACACCGTTGATGTTGTAATTTTTCAGATAGGAAGAAATCATATCGGCATTTTCTTCTTCAAAAGCAGTAAGTCTACTATGCACTCTGCTGATGATTCTCTTCTGCATTTCCGAAAGTTTTTCAAAATCAATGCGGTTAAAAGTCAGAACATCAATGTGTTCGGCGGAGATAATGCTGTTTTCATCTCCGCCCTGCTGTTCAATGTAATTGGCATACATTACGCAACCTCCGTTGTGTCAACATCAACATAAATACTGTCAATCTTGCCGTCTTTGCCGTTAGGGAAAACAAATGTATCGGAAAGTGTACGGTTCTGATAGAGCCAACCGTCGCCCTCTGTATGTGCCCCCGGTGCAAAGAAGTAAATACTTGAAATCTTCGGTACAGTCTTGCAGGTATCGCCACAAGCGACAAGAACATTGATTTTGTGACCGCCTGTGGCAGGTTCAAAACCACCGTTGGCAGGATTGAAGTTGAAACTGTCATAGAAACGCTCATCATCAATGACCTCGATAACAGGGCAGCCGTCAATCTCGGTTACTCTTGTTTCAATTCCCATACCGCCCTCGGCAATCTGGGTAAGCTCAATCTTGCGAGTGAATTCTGTTGACTGCTCAAGGCAATCCATAATGTTTGATGTTACATAAGCAACAAGCGTACCTCTTGCTTTATATCTGCGGAGCTTGCCGGCTGAAAGAATAGTCTTGAGCTTTGAGTAAGCGCTTGCTTTGGTCCATTCGGTTGACTTGGTAGCTGAATGATAGCCGTCTGTTGCCTGCGCCTTTGCGGCAACCTTTGAGAAGAAAAGTGCGTCTGTTTCGGGTGCAACCTGTGTCTGCTCAAACACCTTTGAAATATTCTCAACCTTAGCGGTTGCGTTAGTTTCGTCAACATCTGCCTTATCAACAAGGAACTCAATATCTCTGTCGTGCTCGCAAGTGAAAGGAACATCTGTCTGTGTATATTTGCCTTTGTTCCAACCGCCCTCTCTGCTGTGGTTCTTAAAGCCTGTTGTTGACATCTGTGTAAAATGGAATGTTCTTGCACCTACCCATTTTACATTTGAAGTGATGAATGGTGAAGTAAGTGTGCCCTGCATAAGAATTTCGAGCAAATCCGGGCTGAACTGCTCTGCATAGTTATTTGTGTTTGCCATAGTTAAATTGTCCTTTCTTAAATATTAAATCTGTTCCATTTCTTTGTCGGAACGCTTGAATTTTGTTTAGTACCGTCTGATGTACCGTTACCGTCACCGCCGATTTTCTGAACACCGCCAGCGTTTTCGCTTGCTTTTGCTTTGAGTGCAGGAATATCGTCAAGCACTTTCTTAACCGCCTCGGTCAGCTTTTCTGTGTTGATTTTGCCGTCTGTGGAAACTGCAGAAAAGTCCGCCATTTTGAGTACATACGGAATGCTTGCAATATCCACACCCTGCTTAACTGCCTCAAGAGTAGCCGACTGGTTCACCTCTGCAATGAGCTTTGCGTTGTTTGCGGATTCAACTTCCGACTGCATTTTCGCAATGTCGGGTGTGTTCTTGGCTTTCTGCTCCTTAAAAGCACCGATTGCCTGTTTCATCTCATCTGCTGACAATCCTTGCTCTTTGAAGTATGACTTTAAAACCGTATCTTCGGCTACGCTCTGCTTGCCGTTAATAAGACTTGCAAGCTTGTCATAATCAAACGCAGGTGCAGGGTTGCCCTGTGGTGTCGGCTGTGTTTCGTTTGGGTTAGGTGTTGGGTTATTTTCTGCCATATTTTATCAATCCTTTCAGTTATCGGGTGTCTCCCATAGTCAGTTTATAAAGTGTCTCTCTGTTTCAGTTTTGCTCGGTGTCTCCCGTAGTTTAATGCCTTCGGGCAATAAAAAAGCACCTGTGCAGTTACTCACAAGTGCGTTTTAAATATGTTTTGTCAATTTTCTCTTAGGTTTTGGCTTTTCCTCGGCAGGCACTTCCTCGACTGCCTCTTTAACATAGCCAAGTTCGATAAGGTCTTTTGCTCTGCTCTCGGAGCATTCAAAAACTTCATTAATCGGTCTGTTAATAAACCCCTCGGTCTTGTCGTTGAACGATGTAATTACTCTTACTTTCATTTTGTCACCGCCTTTCTAACCCGTCGAAATCGACGGGTTTAAATACAAAAAAGCACTCTGATTTCTCAAAGTGCTGATTTGATGTATTAAGTTTTATCCTGGCAAGTTATAGGCAAGTTAAAAAGTCCGAAAACAAGCCGTTTTTACGAATTGTAACCCTTTACGGGCAAGTTAAAATAACAAAACCGCTCTTTTTAGTGTTTAATTACCCTGTTTTCAAACTTCTTGTACGCATCAAAGTACATTTCGTCTTTGTCACCGTTGTATGTACACTCATAATACATACCGTCACAGAGCGTTGTTGACAGAAGTGCTTTGCTGTTTTGCAGTGTTTTACAAGACCAAACAACGTATACGCAAAAGTCGACTTCGCCGTCTGATTTATCAAGATGTTCTGTTGTATAGTCTTTTACTGTCCTTTTTGCAAGTTTCAAAAATTCTTCATTAGTCATTTCACATTTCCTTTCGCATAAAAAAAGCACTCAATCCGATTGATTAAGTGCTAATAATAAACTTATAAACCTGGTGTAATTTCTTTTATTCCCTTTGCGGCTTTATACATTCTTTGCATAATAGAGTTTTCTCGCAAATACTCAAGACCTTTTAAAGTGATTTCGGGTCTTGTCAATTCAACTTGCGGATAGGAACAATCATAAGACTCCCACACATTCACTCCTGTTATATATCCGCTGTCAAAAAGCATTTTTATTATTCTACACCATTTTGGTTTAGATATTTCCAACGATTTGTAACTTAATATTGAGTTATCAAATTCAGATATATCCATACTGTTTTCTAATTTCTTAAGTATTTCATATATAATCTTAAAATTCTCATCCATAAATACACCTTTCTAATGCGAAAACCGCTCACAAGGAGCGGTTAGTTAATAGTCGATTTGAAGCATATGTCTGCCTGTTTTTTTGAAATATTCTTCATCGGCTTTTTTAGCCTCTTTCTTAATTTCGTTTGGAGCGTCATCCTTAATACTTCTATATCCGTTTTTTAAGGGCGTCATCCACTTGTAAAATTTTGCAAAAGTGTCAGTCATTTAATCAACTCCAATTATTATATTTACAACTTCCTTCGCTGTAGCTCTTGATTTCTTAGTCATACTCTCAGCAATACATTCGGAAATAAAATCATCTATGTTAGTCATGGAATATCTTGATACCGAATATTTTTTTATATCAATATCTATCGGTTCATTTAAACCATCCATTATTTTACTTATTTGCTCAAGTTTATCATCCCACAATGGGTCATTTAATCTGTGTTCAAGCTGTATTGCATGACCTATTTCGTGTCTAAAAGTATGCAAAGAGTGAGCAGAAGACCATTCACCTGATTTTTTCATTTCTTGTGCCTTTTGTGCATGCTTAGACAGTGCGTTTTTCTTGTTTGCAAATCTTAGCAAAAGTTCTCCTGAATTGTCATAAAATGCACCGTAATCTGATGAAGTTTTGGAATTAAGCACTCCAACTCTTGAAATGGTTGTTATCTTGCCGAATTTGTCCTGCATTTTTTCAAATTCATCGGTAAAATTTTCTTGAACAGCTTGCGTAACACCCTTTTCAAATTCTATTATATCATTATTTTCGGAATTTTCAACACTTCTGTTTGTATTTTCTGTATTGCTGTCAGATTTTTCAATTTCTGTGTCAGTCAAAAACTTTTGCTCTTGAGTATCAGATATTTTATGAACAGAATTTTTGTTTTGCTCTTCAAGCCTATCCGCCCTATCGTGCCACTCGTCTGCTCTTGCTTTAGCAAACTTCTTGTTATCCTCGTCAAGGCTGTATTTTGCCCTGCGGTCAAAGCGTTCGGCTTGTTTTTCTGCATGCTGTTGCTGTACTTCAAGTCCTCTTTGGCGGTCAAGCTCTGCAAGCTCGTCATCGGAGAGAGGTCCGCCCAAATCGTCAAGTTCAGGGTAGTAGGTGCTTGTGCTGTCCTTACAGCGTGGGTGAAAAAGTCCCTCCGCTATGGCGGTTGAAAGCAGCGGATAATCACCGTCCGACTTTTTGCCGTTTGAATACACATCATCAATAAACACCTTGCCGATATATTTTGCACAATCAGGGCAGCCGCCCTGCCTTGAGTTTACCACAACAAGGGAAAGCCCGTACTTCGCTCTTTCTTCACCTTCACCTCTTAGATATGCTCTCTTGTTCGCCGTCTTGATTGCCATATCCGCATAGTCTGAAAGCGTGTGTCTTGCACCGTTTTTGTACTCCACACAATTAAGCCCTGCGTTGAGCATATCTTTACAAGCCATATCAACTGCTTTTTCGTAAGTGCCTGCACCGGTGTTTGCGTACACCTGAGCATTGAAGATTGCCTTGCGATACTTGTCATTGCTCATTCGCAAAACTGCCGTTTCTGCCCTCTTTAAATCGTCTGTGGTCGATTTTACAAGAGCATTGAGCTTACGGTTATTGACCTTAAAAAACTCGCCTGTGCTCGCTCCTGTGGGCATATTCGGTGTAAAGCCGTTCTTAATAGCCTCGAGGATTTTTACTTCCTGTTCTGCGTTGCCGTCGGCTCTTGCGGTGTGTATCATCTCTTCAACCTTGCTGTTAATGCTCTTGAACTGCTTGCCGAATTTTTGGGCGTTCGTTTTGCGGTACTCCTCAAGCGCCTTTAGTTGTTCTGCCTGCCATTGGGTCCAATTATAGCCCTCTTTTTCTTCTTCCACCCTGTGACGGCTGAAATTGCGCATCATACTGTCAATAAGTTCATTTTCGATTTCTTCAAAGGCTTTTCCGATATCATAATCACTCATCTGTCAGTCCTGCCAAATCGTCGAATGACGAGGTTTCTTTCTCGCTTGCGATGCCCTGTTCTTCTTTTATCCTCTGTACCTCTTCGGCTTTCCAATCGTCCGACTTACTGTCGCCGTACAATTCCTCGACCGAGGTTTCAACAGACATCAAACCGCCCTGTCTTGCTTTTGATACAGTTTCAACCTGACTTTCAAATGACGGATTGGCGTACTCACCAAAGTTTACGGATACCTCTATTCCGTCAACAATTCCCTTGCCGTTAAGCTCACTGTCGGCATTCAGCACAGCATTTACAAGGCTCTGCATAGCGTTCTCGGTGAGCTCAACAAGGTTCTGTCTTGTATATAGAGTTGTTTTCTCTTTTTCTCTCTGTGCCTCGGCATTATCAAGTTTTTTGGTATCAATACCGAGCGTTGACGGAGATATAACACCTTGTAAACAAAGGTCAAGTGCGGTGATGTATGAGCTTAAATAGCTTTCGTGCTGAATCTGCGGACTTTCTGTGTAAATCCTGTTGCCGTTGCCGTTTTCGCTTGTGTCTGTGTTTACCTCAATAAATCTATTATCAAACGGGTTCGGCGCCATCGGCTGACAGGTTTCGGCATTGTATGGAATAAGGCAATTAGGTATGTACTGCTTTGGCCTGCAAGCTCTTAAAGCGTCCATCCACTGCGACCACGCCTCGTCTAAGCTGTCGAAAGCGTCTGTCTTTGCTCCGATAATGCCCGCACCCCTGCCCTTGTGGCACGATTTGCCGTAAATAACCGGTACTGCCCACATATACGATGTATCAAATGTTACACCGTTGCTGTCTATCCAATCAAGTGACTTAACTGTGTGTAAATCGACCTCTCTGCCGTTATCGTCATAGAGGGCATATTTTATATAACCGTAACCGTAGGTTTCCTCAAAGCGAAAATGTCGGTGCTTTTGCGTGTAGTCGGTGTAGAACTTAATCTCTCGGATTCTGCCACGCACATAAGTAAAGTCGATATTTTCGGCAGAATACCACTCAACAATCGGCACATCTGATACAGCCTTGTCAAAGCTGATTTTAAATGCACCGTCGCCCACAATGCAAAGGTCAAGGAGCATTTGCTTTATTATACCTGCGAGTTTGTTTTCTTTCTCTATCTCCGCCCACCGTTCGGCATAGGCGGTGGTGTTTTTGCTTGTAACCTCTGTACCGTTGTAGTCTGCAATCACAATATTAGCGAGTGTGTCGCAAATGAGAGCGGGCAAGCCTGTGTGGATTTTTCGTATTTTCAGCCCTTTGGTACACTCGGCAGACCAAAAGCGTGTTTTGTCGCTGTCAAGCTGTGTGTAAAGCTGTGAAAGCTGTCTGCTGTTGCCCCAATACCAAATGCGGTTGGTAAAGCATTCAGTTTGATGATTGCTCGTTTCGTCAACGGTTATCGTTCTGTCGGGCGCTTTAGTGATATGTAAAAAATTTCTTAATCCTGTTCTGATTGTATCAGCCATTCTGTTTATCAGCCCCATTTATTTCACTTCCAATAATATTTTTAAACGGCAGCCACGCATACTGCCCACTGTTTATACAATGGTCGTGACCGTCCTCGGGTGTGTTGTCTTTATCTTCTCGCCAGCTGTAAATTTCAAACTCGGCAATCGTGTTCTTGCAATGCTCAAGCACAAGGAAACAATCTTTTGCGAGCCAGCCGAGAACAAGATTGATACGGTCGATTATCTTTGTTTTCTTCCACGCATTTGCAAAATCGTAGATACAACCGTGCTGTCGCTTGTACTTTTGATATTCTGTAATTGTCGCTTGGTCCGCATTATCAATAAAAGCAGTTCTCGCAAAGCCCCACTCCTCACGGTTGCGGTCAAGAAAATCAATGAAATTTCGTACCGTATCACTCGGTGCAATCGGAGTTTGTAGTTCGGCATTGTTGTACACTCGTTCGTCAAGCTGAATACACTTGCCCTTGTTTGTAATACCGAAAAAGGTCATTGCGATTGTGTCGGGTGACTTCTGCGAATATGCGGTGTCAAGTCCTGCCGTAAACTGAATAAAATGCTCGCTTTTACGGTCGGAGTTTAAAAACCGCTTTGCCCATTCTTTTGTTTTTATGTGCCTTGCCCTCTCAAAGTTTGAGAATACAAGCCCTGTTGCCCTGCCTCGCAATCCTAAGATTTTGTTTTTATAAAGCTTTGTTCCTTTTGGAGCAGAGGCTTTTTTCTTTTCAACCTGTTCGGGTGTAAGGCTTAAATTATCGGTAAAAGAAAAGAACCAGTACCGCCAATCCGGCACAGGTTCTTCGTTAAGCTCCGCCATAATCTCGGGCGGAACATCTTTTGCGTATTTTTTAAACGGTCTTGAACGGTTTACAAATTCCTTGTAGACAGGCAAAGACGGGTCATCGGGGTTAAGTGTTGCAAGCAAATAGTCATTACGGGTTGACATCTCTCGGATAAACTCAATATCTGCGGTGTTTATCTCATCAATATACACACAGCCAAACTGAGCGCCGAGAACCATTTCCCACTTATCCCGACTGCTGTAACCGAGAACATAGATAATTTTGCCCTCAAACTTGATATGCGGGAGCTTGTAGTCCTTGTCGCCGTTGCCACAGTAAATTGCGTTACGGTGCAGGTCGAGAATACCGTTATCCTGCTGAATAATCGTTTCTTCGGCTTTACCCGTTGTCTTGGCGGCAATTGCGTGAAGCTTCTTCGACGATTGCGACACCATTCGCATAAACTTAACGCCTGCTCCGACGGTAGTTTTGCCGGACGCTGTAGTTCCTTCAAGAAATTCAGCCGACACATTTGTTGTGTTGATAAAGTCGATATACTTTTGTGACAGCGGGAATTTGTTACTCACTCAGTCCCTCACCACCCAACTGTCTGAACACATCGGATAGCTTTTCGGACTGCTCAACCTTTGCGTCAACATTAAGTTTATCCTTGAAAAGGCTATATACTTTACCTAACAACTCGGCCGCTTTGTTTGCGTCGGATATTCTTGTTGGTATCGTTACTATCTCCGGCACTTCGCTTTTAATTGTATGTTTTCGTATTGTACCATTTTCATCAGGTTTGTATGTTGACTCTTCCTGACTGACTGTTACAACAACGCTTTCTTTCTTTTCACGTCTCATAACTGCAGTAAGGTATTTCAGAACCTCATCTTGCTGAGCAATTAGTTTTGATTCTTTTTCAGATAATCTTTTGTCTATATATTCCCTTATGTTGGGTTTTGCCAAGTTTTCACTTGCTATATTATTTGCGTTCTTTTTTGAATATCCTGCCCTTATTGCGGCTTGTGTTGCATTAAGGTCAACTAAATATTCATCGCAAAATCTTTGTTGCTTAGCTGTTAGCATAGCCATAATACAACACCGCCTTTCACACTAACACAAAACCGCCCTCAAACGAGAGCGGTCTGTGCGATTTATTTTAGGAGGACATAAATGCCTATGTCATTTTGTTGCTTTTTTCAGTTTACATTATACTGCACCTAAACCGAAAAACCGAACAACTTTTACCAATGGTGGCGGTTGCACATAATTCTTATGTTGTCGGGGGTATTGATTCCGCCTGTATCGACTGCAATCTTCGCCCAGCTGTATCGCAGGCTAAGGTGCATAAATAAGCAGTTCTCCACAAAATCGTCACGAGATAGACTGTTGAGCGCTGCGTTTCGGCGGATTTCAAGGTTTTGTATCTCCCTCTGAATATCTGCAATCTGCACCACCGCATTGCCGACCTTGTCAGATGTTTGACCTGCACTCGGTAAATCCGACAGCTTAGGCGATGTATTGTCAGCCTCGGCGGCTATGCGTGCAATCTTAGCTTTTAACCTCGTAATTTCTCGGTTTATGTCTTTGATTTCTTTTGCGGTCATTCTTCCACCTCACTTTCAGTACCATTTTTCCCACTTTTATGTCCCAAAATTGGAGGTATTGGTGATAATTTAATTATCTCGTTAGTTTTAACATCCGTTTCATTCCATT